GATCAGCGGGCGCATGCCCGCTGCGGTTGAGGTGTGGGGCGATCTCTGTGTGCAGGCTGGTGCCAGCCTTGAGCAGGTTGTCGAGTGCGCGGATGACGTTGGTGTAGTTCATGGTGATCTCCGTGGATTGTTGCCAGCACCGTGCTGACAGAACCATTATAACATTTGGTATCAGTGGCTGGTTCTAGCCAATGGTGCAATTCGGCCTGCCTTGACCCCACCCATCCCCGACCCCCCAAATATCTTGGCGGCTGGACGACGCCGCAATAACACTATTTGTCTCCAACACCACGAAACTAATTACAATTCCAGAAACCAAAGCCACCCGCACTAAAAATTTCTACAAAAATTCACTTGAATCTTGTCAAGTTTTAGACAACCCTGAATAAAAAAAGCCGCGCTAAGCGAGCGCGGCAAAAGTTGGGGGGAAGCCAACTAAGGAGAGGAGAAACACATGGAACAGATTTAAGTGTATATTCCGACTAACGAGGCGTCAATGCCTGCGCAGATATATAGATGCTAGACCACCTGTTAAACGAGATTCCGACACATGCTCCGGACGTTTATGACGATCCGGTGGAAGGGTTTACGCCAATAGAAAAGGCCAGCCCGTCTCAGGTTTTAGCTGCACAAGTCGAAACGGGTAACTTTTTAGAGTCCCTTGGTGTCAAAGACGACGACGCCGTAGTTGCGCAGGCGCAAGTTTCTGCCGCACAAGAAGCGTTTCGCGGCTTAATCGCGGATCAAGACGACCCAAAAGTTAAAAACAAGCTGCTCCGTGTGCAGACCCCACAGGCGGTGCGCCATTTAGTTGGCATGCTGACGGCTTATGACTGGGAGTTTGTCGAGCAGGCTAAGGAGCTACGTGGCTACGCTGTATCGAAGATCCTTGAAGAGACGGGACACCCCGACGCCAAGATCAGACTGCGCGCGCTTGAGCTTTTGGGCAAGGTTACTGAGGTGGGTCTATTCACCGAACGTATCGAGGTGAAGAAAACAGACATCTCTGACGCCGAGATTGACGCAAAGCTCATGGAGAAGCTAACCGCCCTCAAGCTGGTAGAAGATGTATCGGAGAGAAAGAAAGACGCCGAGGACGCAGAAGTCGTCGGAGACGATAAATGAACGCTCCACTGAACCCAGCCGCGCTAGCGGCTATGAGTAAGCAGGAGAAGCTAGCGCTTCTTGAACTGCTTGAGAAAAAAGAGCATAAGGACGCCCTGCAGCGGGCGCAAGATGACCCCCTTGAGTTTGCAAAGCGGGTTTATCCGGGGTTTAAGGTAGGCCCGCACCACCGCAAGCTTGCGAAAGTCTTTCAGGACGTAGCTTCGGGCGTAAAAAAGCGCGTAATTATCAATATTGCGCCTCGTATGGGTAAGTCTGAGTTCAGCAGCTACCTGTTTCCGGCGTGGTTTTTGGGTAAATTCCCCGAAAAAAAGGTCATTATGGGCACCCACACGGCGGGTTTGTCCGAGGATTTTGGCCGTAGAGTACGGAATCTGATTAACGACGATCCGGAATACGCTGAGATATTTCCAGCCACAAAAGTGGCCGATGACCAGAAAAGTGCTGGTAAGTGGTCTACAAGCGCGGGTGGTCAGTATTACGCAGCCGGTGTAGGCGGTGCGTTGGCAGGACGGGGCGCTGACTTATTCGTGGTGGACGACCCCCACTCTGAACAGGACATCAAGACAAACAGTAACTTGACGTTCGATCAGGCGTGGTCATGGTTCCAGACTGGCCCGCTGCAGCGCTTGATGCCGGGTGGGGCGATTATCGTCATCATGACGCGGTGGTCGCTGCTGGACTTGACGGGCAGGTTGATTAGCTTCGCCGCAAAGAACCCGGACTCTGAGCCGTGGGAGGTGGTGGAGCTACCCGCCATCCTGAATGAGAAGTCGCTGTGGCCTGAGCAGTGGCCCATCGAGTCGCTACTGCAGAAAAAAGCGGCGATGGACCCTCGGTACTGGAACGCCCAGTACATGCAGCAGCCCACGTCCGACGCTGCGGCGGTAATTAAAAGAGAATATTGGAATGTATGGGAAGCTGAAGACCCGCCCAAGTGCGAGTGGGTTATACAGACGTGGGACACGGCGTACGAGGCCAAGACAACCGCTGACTATTCTGCGTGTACGACGTGGGGTGTGTGGCATAACCCGGAAGATAACGATAACGCCCACATTATTCTGCTCGACGCATTCAAAGACCGGATGGAGTTTCCGGAGCTTAAGCAAACGGCGTATAAGCACTGGAAGAAATGGGAGCCGGATGCGTTCCTGATCGAGAAGAAAGCCGCAGGCGCACCGCTCATTCAAGAGCTTAGGGCCATGGGTATACCCGTGGCCGAATACACGCCGTCACGCGGCAACGACAAGATAACTCGGGTCAACGCCGTGTCAGATATGTTCTTCTCGGGCCGTGTTTGGGCACCCGATACACGCTGGGCACGCGATGTAATTGAGGAAGTTGCTTCGTTTCCAGTAGGCGAACACGACGACTACGTGGATACTATGTCCATGGCGCTGCTTAGATTTAGGCAGGGCGGGCTAATTAGGCTCGATACGGACGAGAAAGACGAACCGGTATTCTGGCGCTCCCGCCGTGCTGCGTATTACTGAGAACTAATTAGGGGTTGCTGATGGCTGGCGAATCAAAACTCTATGACGACTTTACACGAGAGGCTTTAGGAATCTCGGGTCTTCCTACTGGCGAAATGTACGCGCCGCTCAATCGCTCACGCGAGCTACCTTATAACGCTTATGGGTTGCCCAATATTCAAGTACGCGACATGCCGTATCTTGAGGGGACTAACGCGCTAGGGTTTATGCTCAGCAGGAATAGGAAAGACGCAGCAGATGCTAATCGTGCGGCAGATCAGGCCATGTTTGTCAGGCCGTCTGCTGGTTTATCTACCGTCGCGCATGAGGCGGAACATTTATTGGCTAGGCAAGGTTTGGGGCACCCCGAGTTACTGCGAGACAAGTTTGAGGAACTATTAGGCAAAGATTGGAAAACTCGCTCGCAGGGCACTAGCTCATTTTTGAACGGTTTGATGACTTCCGCTCCGTATCTCAAAGAAAAGTACGGTATCGACAACTATTACATGACTCCTAAATTCATCAAGGAGCAAGGCAATACGGGTTTATATGAAATTTTGGCTACTTTGGCTGGTACCGAAGTCGCACAACGAACTGATTTGACCAAAGACCCTGAACTTCGTAAAACCTTGTTTAAAGATAGGAACGTGCGGGAAGCCTATAACGCCGTTACGGGCTTACGTCAAACTCGCCTTGATGCGCGTGATCTACCGCCTTATACGATACAGCCAGAAAAAGAAGAGCCTAAAAAAGAAGGCATGCTGAACAAAGTGATTAAATCGCTTAAGTTTCAAGGTGGCGGCAGAGTCCGCGACATTTAAGGATAAAAGATGGCTACGAATATGGATAAATCCTTTTACCAAGCTCCAGAGGGTTTGGAAGCCGAGCAAGAAGAGCCTATTGAGATCGAAATCGTTGATCCCGAGGAAGTTACCATTGGCATTGGCGGCTTGGAGATCGAGATTGAACCGGGCGAAGAAGCTGAGTCCGACTTCAGTGCTAACTTGGCCGAGCAAATGGAGGATAACGACCTCTCTACGCTGGCAAATGACCTACTGGACGACATCGAGAACGATCTTGGGTCGCGTAAAGACTGGGAAGATACATATAAGGAAGGCATAAAGCTGCTTGGCCTTCAGTATGAAGAGCGCTCCGAGCCTTGGGAGGGCGCGTGCGGGGTGTTTCACCCCATGATTACCGAGGCAGTCGTTCGTTTCCAGTCTGAAACGATTATGGAGACGTTCCCGGCGGCTGGGCCAGTCAAGACCAACATCATTGGAGCGCCCACCAAGGAGAAGGAAGAAGCCTCCAAGCGGGTTATTGCCGACCTCAACTATCAGTTGATGGACGTGATGGTGGAGTTTCGCCCCGAACACGAACGCATGCTGTGGAACCTGCCGAGCGCAGGCAGCGCGTTCAAAAAAGTCTATTTCGACCCGTCAATGGAGCGCCAAACCAGCCGGTTTGTGCCCGCAGAGGACGTAATTCTGCCCTACGGAGTGTCCGATACCAGTACCGCTGAGCGGCTTACGCATAGGATGCGTAAAACCGAGAACGAAATCAAGAGGCTGATGCACGCTGGGTTCTACAAGGATGTTGACCTTGGCGAACCTACCAAAAACACCAACGATTTGCAGAAGGCTAAAGACAAGGAAACCGGCTTTAGCGCGGATAACGACGACCGCTACGAGCTTTATGAAGTCCATGCCCTGCTGGAGTTGCCGGGATTTGAGGACGAAAATGATGGCTTGGCGTGCCCGTATGTTGTGACAATCCTGAAAGACACTCAGAAAATCCTGTCGATTCGGCGTAACTGGTACGAGGACGACAAGAAGAAGGCGAAGCGCGATCACTTCGTACACTACCAATACATCCCCGGCTATGGGTCATACGGTTTCGGGCTGTTCCACCTCGTCGGTGGTTTCGCCAAGAGCGCCACGTCGATCATGCGGCAGTTGGTGGACGCAGGCACACTTAGTAACCTGCCCGGAGGGCTTAAGACTCGCGGGTTAAGACTTAAGGGTGACGACACGCCCATTGCTCCGGGTGAATGGCGAGACGTTGATGTGCCTAGCGGCACTATGCGCGACAACATCATGCCGCTGCCGTACAAGGAGCCGAGCGCCACGCTGTATAACTTGCTCAACACAATCGTTGAGGAAGGACGACGGTTCGCTGCCACCGCTGATCTCAAGATCGCGGATATGTCGGCAAACACCCCTGTAGGGACTACGCTGGCGATTCTTGAGCGCATGCTCAAGGTTATGAGCGCCGTGCAGGCTCGGGTTCACTTCGCGTTCAAGCAAGAGCTTCGGCTGTTGTCCGGGATCATCCGCGACTACGCCCCGGCAGAGTATGACTTTGAGGTTGAGGATAACCAGCAGAAGGCTCGCAAGAGCGACTTCAGCCACGTCGATATTATCCCGGTGAGCGACCCTAACGCGGCCACGATGAGCCAGCGGGTTGTGCAGTACCAAGCAGTCATGCAGATGGCGCAGCAAGCGCCGCAGATTTATGACTTGCCCCAGTTGCACCGGCAGATGCTGAGCGTGCTTGGCATTAAAGAAGCTGAGAAGCTGGTGCCTGTTGACGACGACCAGAAACCACGTGACCCGGTTAGCGAGAACAGCAACATCCTGAAGATGAAGCCGGTCAAGGCGTTCCTGTACCAAGACCACCAAGCTCATATCGGCGCTCATATGGCGATGATGCAGGATCCGGCGATTGCTGCGTTGATCGGGCAGAACCCACAGGCACAAGCTATTCAAGCCGCGCTCATGGCGCACGTTGCTGAGCACGTCGGGTTCTCATACCGCCAACGTATTGAGAAAGCCTTGGGCGTGGCGCTGCCTGCTCCGGATGCCGACTTGCCAGAGGCGCTTGAGCTTGAGATGAGCCGCATGGTCGCTGAAGTTGCACCGCGTCTCGTCGCTGAAAGCCAAGCTCAAGCAGCGCAGCAGCAAGCGCAGCAGCAGGCTCAGGATCCGATCATTCAGATGCAGCAGCAGGAGTTGCAGATCAAGCAGGCCGACGTACAGAGAAAGCAGCAGAAGGACATGGCCGACATTCAGATCAAGCAGCAGGAGATTGCGCTTAAAGAGGCTGAACTCGCAGGCAAGCAGCAGCTTGAAGGTGTGAAACTGTCACACCAGTCGTCGGAAACACGCAAAAAAGGTCAGTTGGACCTGTTCAAGGAAATGATGCGTACAAACGCTAAGGGAGGCGGTAATGGACCGAACACTTGAAGTATTGCTGGCTAAAGTACGCGACGATCTTAACGCCAGACGAAACGCGCTGACGGACGGCCAGTGCGGCACGTTCGATCAGTATAAGGAACTCACAGGGATTATTCGGGGTCTAATCCTTGCCGAGCAGCACATTATTGACCTCGCCCGAACCATGGAAGAAGCAGATGAGTGAAGAACAATCCGCAGCAACCCAACTACCCCAACCTCAAGGGTACAAACTGCTGTGCGCGGTGCCGGAAGTAGAAGATAAGTTTGAGTCTGGAATCCTTAAAGCGGACTCCTCAGTACGGGTTGAAGAGCATAGTACGGTGGTTCTCTTCGTCATTAAGGCCGGTGACATGGCTTATAAGGACACCGACAAGTTTCCGACTGGAGCGTGGTGTAAGGAGGGTGATTTCGTTATTACCCGCGCTTATGCTGGCACCCGTCTGAAGATTCATGGTCGGGAGTTTCGGCTTATTAACGACGATATGGTCGAGGCCGTTGTCGAAGATCCCCGTGGCATTACCCGCGCTGGTTAAGGAGAAAAAGCATGGCAGAGTATAAATTTCCGGACGAAGAGAACAACGACGCCGATGTCAATATCGACATTGAAGCTGAAGGCGATATCGAACTTGAAGTAGTTGACGATACGCCAGAACCTGATCGTGGGCGTAAACCGCTCGAAAAAGACCCCGATGAGGTTACCGACGAAGAAGTTGCCAACTACAGCGACAAGGTACAGAAGCGCATCAAGGAGCTAGCGCACTCCAAGCACGATGAACGCCGTGCTAAAGAAGCAGCCCTGCGAGAGCGCGAAGAAGCAGTTAAGTTTGCGCAACAGGTACTAGAAGAGAATAAAAAGCTGCGGGCTGGACTGGCCGATAATCAGTCTCAGAACGTTGAGCTTATTAAGGCAAAGGCCGGTTCCGAGCTTGATATTGCGCGCCGCAAGTATAAAGAAGCGCAAGAATCAATGGACCCGGATCAGATTCTTGAGGCTCAAGAGGCGCTGACGGAAGCAAAGATTCGGTTAAATCAGATTGAATCTTATCGCCCAGCCCCTTTACAAGAAAAAGAAGATACGGTATATACTGAATCTGCGCCCCAAAACGTCCCCGCTCCAGACGAAAAGGCAGTGCGTTGGCAAACGCAAAATGCTTGGTTTGGAGAAGACGATGAAATGACCAGCTTCGCACTTGGGGTGCATCGAAAGCTGGTTAACGCGGGAATAGACCCGCGCACTGAGGTTTATTACGAGCGTCTAAATGCTCGCATCAGAGAAGTATTCCCCGATAAATTCGGCGGATCTCGTAACGACAGAAAACCCGCGAATGTCGTTGCGCCAGCCACGCGTACAACTGGAGCGAAGAAAGTTCGCCTCACTCAAACACAGGTGGCATTTGCGAAACGGCTCGGAGTCCCGTTAGAAGACTACGCGAAAGAAGTTGCTAAACAAATGGGTAGAGATAATGGCTGAGAACCGCACTGAACGTAACCTCACTAACCGCGAAACTGAAACTCGCGCGCGCACTGTTCGTCAGTGGCAACCTGCCGCAACCCTCCCCGATCCGGCCCCACAGCCGGGATATGTTTTCCGTTGGATTCGTAACTCCATTCTCGGTCAAGCCGATCCGACTAATATGTCTGGAAAGCTGCGTGAAGGATGGGAGCCGGTTC